AGGATGGAGATTTGAGACACCCTCGACATTTCCAACCTTCCACCGGTCACGTAATGAGACAACAAAGCGAAATTGGTTTTCGAACTGAAGCTTATTGATCAAGGATTCATAGTCCGTGGTACCAACTTTGAAGGCAAGTGCAAGAGTTTCCATCACTTTGGTCATGAACAATAAGTCAGACGAAATAGCAACTCCTAACAAGTCAACATTGGCACGCTTAGACATGCTGAACAAAGTTCGGGTGTTTGTAAACCGTTTCGCGAGCGCGTCGAGGACCCCGACATTCGAACTCTTGTACAGGTCATGTAGGACCTTGGGATACAATGGTCGGACCGATCCCAGCCAGCTGTACAGGGCCTCTCTGTCTCCTCCAGTTATGACATCTTTGAGATCCCCTAGCTCCTCATTCTTGATGACATCATGTAAGACTGGGATAACAGCGGCTGTCACGCGGACTGAGGCAGGAGACGGTCGCTGGAGGGGGATAGAGTAAGGGTCAAGAACTAATCCAGTGGGGTCAGGGTCCTCCTTGAGGGGCCATCCTTTTGCCAATGCGAGTAGATACTCTGTAACTCCCGGAATAGATCGAAGTAACTGCATACTTAGGATACTGGAAGCTAAAGGGTCCGCGTGACCGCGATAGAGGAACTCCAGAGGAGATGAGATTGGCAACCCTCCGAGATTGCCTGGGACTATGCAGAGGAGGTCCAGTAAGGTTGCTATCTGATTCCTATCCTCCCCGAATAAATGCCTTGTCCAGTCTGACAGGGCTGCTCCATGGACAATAGAAGTAGTCAGTTCACGCTTTATTGTCAATCGTTCTGTGAACTTAGTTAGGGCTAGACACGATAAGGACACGTTGCTCTTCTCTGTAGCAGCAGTCCCACCTGACGCAACTGTAGATATGTACTCATACGTACTCGGGACATCGGATGACGTCGTCGGAAAGATTCGTGACAGGAATTTACAGAGGGATGGAAGGTAGGTTCCATCCACAAACATCTCTTTCCCATATGAAAAGAAACTAGTGGAGCATATACATTCTTCTGGCTTGATCTCATGCCCAACACGGTACGCTTGGGTCTCTAGCCGCCTGAGAACTTCCTTGTTTACATTTCTGATGAAACCCTGTACATCGTGATCAGCAACCTCACTTGGAATGAATATGTCGAATGTATAAACCTGGTTGTCCCCCTGACCGTTCTGGACAAAATTCAACCCTAGGTCGTGAATTGCCATGTGACCGAGTGCAATGGTGGCAAGAGTCCAGACGCCCTGGGTGATCCCTTCAAAACCCCGATCATGTCCTGACCAAATGGTGTCTAAGTACATCTCGCCCGCAAGGACATCAGCGCGAGTCCGCTCACACAACCCTTCAGGGGGATATTGGCCGTGATCCATCACGATTAGGCATGAGTCAAAGAAAGGGTGAGCCGCAGTGTAAACTCCAGCTTCACCATAGATCTGATTCAGTCGCTCTCCGACTGGATCGTTATTTGATGAACAAAAATGGAGGTTCCACGAGCTGTAATCTATTTCTACAGTAAGTCTTGCCCACCGTTCACCACGAGGTCTCGTAACTTGAAGAAATCTATCCAAAAGAGCCTGGCGATTCAGAGTCATTGTCTGTTCTTTGATAACTTTGAAAACTCCCTCCTTCAAGTTCTTCTCTGTAAGAACGAAGAAGGATCTCATTTCAAGGACCATCTTGGAGAACATGCGTGGATCCAGTTTCATCTCTCGTTCTTTCGGGCTAACTGAAACGATCCTCCAGTCATCGGGGATCCGACCCTCTTGAACAACCCGTACGATCTCTTCCATATTGAACCTTCCTTTTGTAAGAACCTGTTCAAGCACACGTTTTGAGCCTGTGGCCCGAGGGGG